CCCAGGATCGCCGCAAAGTAGTTCGCCATTCGTGTAGGCGAGGAAACGTGGTAATAGGGAAAATGTTTGAGTTTATCGTGAAATGCGCCGTCGCGGCTACATCTGCCGTTTGCGTTATGGTTGCTAAGAAGATTCTGGATAACCAGAAGTCCGGCTACCAGCAAGCACGCCTGGCTGCTAAAGCTAGGTATGATGAAGTTGCCGCCAGATTCAGCAAGAAAGCTGTTACAGTTATGGCTGAATTGGATGTTATGGATGACGCTGATGCCATCCTTGACGTTGTTTCCATGGATACCGTTAATGGGGCACCCTTGGTGTGCGCTTATCGGCTTTCGCGCGTTGTCCGCGCGGCAATGACTAACCCATGCAAAAACCGTGCTAACATCTTGGTTGCTAGTGACAAATTGAGGAAGCTGATGGACGAGCGCAATATGCGTGACCACCAAAAATTGGCTGTCTTTAATTTGGCCTTGGTCATGGTGTTCATACGGGATAAGCGTGAGTTGGAAGCTGAGATGTTGGAGGACCTTGTGTCACCGACATGGCGCGCAGCAAAGAGGGTCGCTGAATAGTGGTGCCGTGTGGTAGGTTGGGGGAGGGAGGCTTTGCCGGGCCTAACACATCCCCTCATCCGAGTCAAGGACCGCATCGGTAAGCTTAAACTCCGCAGAGTGCGTGGTCTTGCGCGCTCTGTGTGGAGCAACATTATTGTTTATAACAACACTGTTTCTGTTGCACTCAGAGCATTGACTGAGAGGTTATATTTTGTGAAAAACCGCAATGGACCTGGTTTTGTTGAATGTCCCAAACCCTTGAGTGGGGCGTTCGATGAAGTTAAATACTTCGCGAGCGCTTTGCGGAAGCGTATCCCAGCACTTCCTCCAGTTTGGAGTCGCGAACAATTCGTCGACTCGTACGCTGGACTGAAGCGGCAAAGGTATGCTAACGCGCGGCAGCGTCTGATGTTGGGAGGCATTAGTCGCAAACACTCGTGGTTGAAGACTTTCATCAAGGCTGAGTTCTATGATGCAACAACGAAGGCAAACCCTTGTCCGCGGTTGATTCAGCCGAGGTCCGATGAGTACAATGTGGAAATTGGAAAGTATCTGCGCCCTGCGGAGAAACTTGTCTACAAGGCGGTTGATCGCTGCTTTGGCCACCACGTTGTTCTCAAGTGTGATCCCCCGTGGGAGCGGGGAAGGCACCTCCATGCGTACTGGTCGGAATTCTCCAAACCTTGTTTTGTAGGTTTGGACGCCAGCAGGTTTGATCAACATGTCTCTGCTGACGCTCTTCGGTTTGAACATGGGGTTTATAATTCCATATTCAAATCTAAGGAACTTGCTAAACTTTTGTCTTGGCAAATCGACCAGGTTGGATATGCACGCATGTCTGATGGCTGTCTCCGGTACGAGGTTACGGGTTGTCGCGCTTCCGGTGATATGAATACCGCATTAGGTAACGTCATCATCATGTGCGCCATTGCTCACGCTTACCTGAAAGGGTTGGGCTGTGAGTGGAGGTTCATTAATGATGGTGATGATTGCGGTATATTCATTGATGAGCGCGACTTGGGGAAACTCAGCGGTTTGTCAGAG